GAAATGAATCAGAAGGCGGAGAAAGCGAGACAGGAGTTCCTGGAGAATCGGAAGTTGCAGCTGGAGAACAATCTAATGAACAGATCGCTGAGGAAACTGAAACAAATCCTGAGCCTACTGAAACAGAAACTGTTGTCGCTTCTGAAGAAGTAGAAGATGAGACTGTCGGAGAAACAGAAACAAGCGAAAGTAACGAAGGAGATGAAACAACTGAGGTTGCAGATGCGTCAGGAGAAAATGACCAAGGCACATCTGAAGCGATTGAAGAAGGCGGGAGTAGTGAAACTTCTGCAAGAAATGATACAACTGTTTCAATAGAAAATATTGAGAAGAAAGTCAATGAAACATTGAAGCGTGTTGACCAGAGATTGATTGCAACATCAATCATTGCAGCAAAAGCTATGCAAAGCAAAGTTTCTGTTGAAAGTTACGGCAACACTAATTCAGAGATATTCGACACACAGCCACAAATAGATGGAGGCGACTATTATGAAACAAGACAATATATTGATGCTAGAAATTTATATGCTCAGAATCAAAATGTTTATGATGATGCTGTTACACAATATCAAGAGAATGTTCAGAGTAAGGTAGACGAAAGAATTAGAGCAGAAGAACACTTAAGGAGGATCCGTGGATATTAAAACAATTACAGGTGCAGTAGGTCTAGTGATAACACTTGGTGGTTTACTAATTTATCAAGGACAACTTATCGAAAGAGTTGAGGTACTCGAAGCTAAGACTGCACCGAACATCAAACCCCTGGAACAGGATATAGCAATTAACAAAGCTGAGATTGCGGTTCTCAAAGCTAAAGTTGAAGAGATGAAAGCAAGATCAGATAACCCACTGAGGTAATTATGCCAAAAAAAATAAGCAAAGAAGACGAACAAAAGTTCATAGACTATTACACAGAAGGTGAGACAGCAGGAAACGCAACACAGGCTGCTAAAAAAGCTGGTTTCAACAATAAACAAATGGGGCATTATTTAAAAAATAAATATGCTACAGACATTGTTAAAAGAATTGAACAACGCAAAGCTGTTAACAAAACTAAAATTAGTGGTTCAGCATCTGCGGCAATCGACCTTATCAACTTACTGATGAAGACATCAGCAAATGATATGTGCAGATTAAAGTCAGCAGAAAGAATTTTAGACCTGGGTGGATACTCTAGCGATCAGAACATCAATCTAAATGTAGAGAAAGAAGAACTCAAAAATCTTACTGACCAGGAGTTAGCAAATAAAATTGCAGCACTAAGTAAGAAAAACCCTTACTTACGCAAAGCTATGGGCGAAACTATGTCAGATGATGAAGAAATCGTTGAACAAGACGCAGAAGCTCCTGAGATAGACGAGAACAGACTTACACATTAAGGGGTACTTAGGTATCACTCATGTCATTTAAAAGCGATTACAGGCATTCTAGAGCCCCTTTTTTTTAAGAATCGTCTCCAATTTTAGATAATGCGGAGGTTTCTATGTTTCTGATGTGCTCAATCATCTTTTCCAACCTATCTTGGTAAAGCTTGTAAGTTGATCTGTTCATCTTCAACAATTGTGGTCTTACATCATCAGTAAAATCAAAAACACCATCAGTACAATGAGGACACACAGACAAACTGTTCATTGTTATTATTGTTCCTGTCCCATTGCATATCATACAAGTTGGATTACAACACTCCAGGATCGCCAAGTTCACAAGTTTTGATAAATCATCAATGTGAATGTCCATGTATTGGCTTTTATAATATTTCAATATGCTTTTGTAGAACATATTTTCTGAGCCAGTTTCATTAACAAACTTCATCAATAAAAAATTATATTCCTCACTATCTAAGTTAGCGTAAGACAATATCATATTGACATCTTCAGGCGTGATTGAATCGTGACTATGAGATGACATCTCTAGTGATGCTGACTTAGGCACAAGTATTGATAACAGTTCTTTATTCATCTTTCTAGTCCAAATGATTGTCTTACTTTAGTCTCAATCTCCTCATCAGAATCATCTGCATTGAATTTAGTTGCAAATTCTTGCATACAATCTATACAATAATTCTCAAGCTCCTCAGTCATTTCATAGCTTAGTGAATTAGTTTTATGAGCTGATACTAAATCTAAAAGGTGTTTTGCGTCCTCAGGATTAGGATTCTGCATATAGTCTCTTACGAGCTTCTGCTCAAATTCTTTGCTATTTAATCTAATCATTTTTATGTTCCTCGTAAAATGCTAACAATTCTTCTTCGGTTCCGTAAAGTTTTGTCCAGGCTTTAGTGCCCATGCCATGAATACCCCACTTAGATGATCTGTGATGGTGGTAACAAAGAGGTATTGTTTGACTACCCCTTTGCCCCATGCCTGAGCCTTTTCTGATATGGTGGATTTCTGCTGGTGTTATTACTGACATATCAATGTTCCGACACACAACACAGCCCCACCTTGCCTTATTGTCCATGTCTTTTTTTTCTTCTTTACTTGTGTATTGTCCTTTCTTAGGCATTACAAAAGCGAAGTTTGTTTATCTTCCATCTCCTCTTTCGAATATCTAAAATCTACCAACTTGTAAGTATTGAACGGAGGGAACTTAGATTTGTTAGCCTTGTTAGGGTTATTCCTAAGTGCCATGTCCAATCCCTGGGGATCTACTTCCAGGACAACTTTGCCATTGTGTACGATTTGCATACCGCCAAGCTTGATTGCCTTGACACAATCATAGTCTCTTACGGACAACATACCATGATAATTTTTATTTACTTTTACTTTGTGCACAGGCACCTCCTAGGTCTTAGTGTAGACCTTTTGTTCGAAATATTCTTCATTTGATTTCCTGAATGTTTCAGCTTTCCAACCTTCAAACTTCATTCTGTAATAGTGCATTTCAGTATGAGCTTTGTCTCTTTCATGCTCGTGGTGAGCGATGGTTTCCATAATATCTAACAAGTTTTCGTTTGCCGTAGCTTGTGCTTTAGCGTGAGTAACACTTATTTTTTCACGATTCTCTATTAGGTTTGACGCCTTCTGAAAATCTAATTTACGCTCAAACTTGTTTAATTCAGAATTATGATAAGCATACTGCATACCATGTTTTCTATATTTTTCTAAGTATTGTTCAGCTGATTCGTCAGTGAGTTTGATTGTCATGTTTGTGTTTCCTACCATTAATGATTCTCCTGGCGTCTGCTCTCATCTCTTCCATTGTCATACCAGGCTTGTTATCAACAAACCTAGAAAGCTCAAGTGTCCAGTTTTCTAATTCATCAAAAGCTTTTTTAGCCCTCACAGTCGCCCTCTCTTTATCCTCTTTCGTTATTGCAAAGTCATACTCTTCAACTGCATCTCTATGTGCCTTAACTAGGTTTGACCAGGTATTAAAGTTTTCTTTTGCATTACCTATTTTTTTTGTCATTTAAAACTCCTATCATCTTTGATTGTATAGATTTTGGTAGTGCATCAAACTTCTCAGAAGCTTCATCTTGCTTGTACAAACTTAAGAATAATTCTTGCTTTTGTTCTAGTTGCTCGACTGTCATTTTGTTTAGTTTAAGACCACCCATTTTCCTGTAAATATTTACTGCCCTCTCATCTGTTACTTCTTTCCTGTCAAAGAATCTTTGGAACACATCAAGAATTTGTTGATCAGATTGCTGTAAGTATTTTGTTATATCACAAACCTTTGGTCTCCACTCTGATTTTTGAACATGAAGTGCCAGGGCATTCATGCTGTCTTTCAATGTGTAATCACGAATTGCAACAGCCATAAAGTTTTTTTCTGTCTCATTCATAACCAATTGCTTAGGATATGCTTGATTAACTTGAGTACAAAAATACTCAAACTCCTCCTTTGTCATTTTCTTCTCCTTGTTTTTTTATATATATATATATTTATATATATAATTATTTATATTTAATATACACATACACATAGATACATCTCTGTATGTGTGTGTATTTAATATATATTAATATTATCTTAAATTGAAGTCCAAATTCAGTTGTTTTTTGATTATTTTTAGATTAAAATTAAGAAGCAAAATGAACAAAACGAGGATAAACATGGACATTTTCACACTATTTGCAGTGCGAGATGCACACAAAACTAAATCAACAGGTGATTTTATGCGCTGGTTAGAAGAGAGTATTTCCAAAACCAGTGATGAAATGCACCAAGAACATTTAAAAAACGAGGATAAAAACAATGAAACTAGATGATCTACCAAAAGATGACCAGGAGTTAGTGAAGGAACTAAACATGACCTCACATCAATACGAATGGCATAAGAAATATAATTTAGAAAGAAAATCTTACTGGGACTGTCATGGCAAAGCAGTACCAACACACCCAACAATGCAAAGAGTTGCAGAAATTGAGGGAATAACTTTCGGAAAATATGAAATTGTCGAGTGCGATATACACAGGGGCATAGTTGTATGCCAAGTAACAGGCACTTGGGGTGATAAGCAGTGTTCAGCGTTGGGCGAAGCACACCCAAGAAACAACAAGAACGCTTATCCTACTGCAATGGCTCAGAAAAGGGCTTTTGACAGGGTTGTAACAGAACTGACAAACTCAGGAATGTACACAGAATCTGACATGATGGGAGATGATTTTGCACCCCCAAGCAGTTTTAGAGAGGCAGAAAAGGAGGAACAGAATAAGAAAACTAAGGAGCAAAAGATTGCTGAGGCTATGGTTCAAAACCAGGAGTTTGAAAGTGCTTGAAAACTTAAGGAGCTCAAACTTCAAGTCATACTGCATGGGCATTAGGACTGCAAGGAAGACACAACTTAAGCATGACATCAATGGCACACACAAAAACTTGTCGGGCAATCCTTATGTCGATTGGGGGGAGAAACATGAGGTCAATGGTATTGCTAAATGGATCTCAATTAACAAAAAAATGCCCAGTTACATACTCGAAGAGCAACAATCTTTCGTTGATATTGAGTGGTATGAGGGCGTAGGTTTGTCGACTACGCCTGATGGATTGGCAGATAACTGTTTGATTGAGGTAAAGTGTTCAGCAATGGGTAAAAAGACCTATGAGGACTTCCCTGATGAGCATTTATGGCAGG